TATAAAAATTCTTCATATGTAACTCTAGTTTCAGAGTAGGTTTACCTTCTCCGACTTAAAGGCTATCGTTTGGTAGCCTTTTTTTATGGAGTGGTACGAGAAGTGTCTCCTTCACACTATTTTCGGTCATGTCTGACTCAACGCAAAGCCATCTCGTACCACTTGACCACAACTACTACAAACTGTTTTATCTCTTCTTCTTTTTATTGCCCTAAAAACAGCTGAATGGTTTACTCCAACTAGCTTTGATGCTTTGTTGACACTATAACCTTTTTTTAAGACTAAACGCATTGCTTTTTGGGTTTTAGATAAACCTTTCAACGAAATTTCAGGTAAGTAAAACAATCCAACAGTATCATCATCAAAACTTTCAGGTATTTCTAAAAAAGCAAATAACTTTAAATCGTTGTTGCGATGATTCGCCGCTAATACTAAAAAATCGGAGCAATCGATTATTTCTTTAATTCGTTGACGTTTCTTTTCACTCCAAGGAAGGTCAATAAACTCTTGTTGTGTTAGTTTTAATACATTCATAAGTAAAAGTGTGACACAACCTATCACAACCACGCACTTCTAAATTAGAAATACTTTTTTACTCTAATTAACTTTATGTAGAGAAAATGCAGAAAGTTGATTTATGTAGATCGAACTAGAGAAAATGCTTCAATTTTGCGCTAATATTTTTGTGGGAAATAACGTCTATTTTAAACACAGGACCGAGGGGTCCTTTTTTTATGGAATCAGAACAATGGAACGAATAGTAATCACTATGGACGATGACGGATCGATAGATATCACTGCGAAAAGTGAAGGTGGCGATGTCGAGACAATGGAAGCGATGGATGTTGATCAAGCGTTAGACATTGTCAGGGAAGTAATGATGGAGTCAAAAGCAGAAGATGCTATGGATGATGAGATGGAAGACGATCCAAGGTCCAAGGATCAAGCAACGACCGATGAGGAAGTTGAACAAATGTTTAATGAGGAAGCTGAAAAACGTGCAAAAGATCGTGAAATGCAAAACAGTTACGAATAAACTACGAACGGCAAAATAACAAACGGCTTAGGTTAGCCAAGAATTATATAGAGTTCGATTCCTAGAACAAATACCAATCCAACTATTTAAGGAGAATTAATATGCAAGGATACGATAATCCGGGCTCCAGAAACTCGAGTAAGAATGCTGGTCCAATGAAAGACTCAAAGGTATCAGTAGGTGGTGTTACTCCTAAGACTACAAACGCTAATATGAAATCAGGCAAGGGTATGAAGAGTCCAACAGGATTTGATAGTGGCATTATCGATGGTAAGGTTGCGTAACAATGTCGGGAGTAAAACGTGACGAAAGTTTACGAGGGGCTAAACCTGAGTTAGCGACCCCCCATGATACCGAAATTCCACTGGTCAGAGCGCCTAATACATACATAAAAAAACGCTCGAGCAAGAAGCCTGGCAAAATAAATTTGCGGGCAGTTGCAGATGCTTTGACGCAGGAAGGTTTAGACCCTGCAGCTGAATTAATTCGTATTGTGAGAAGTGGTTCTCTTGATGCGAAAACGCAGGCAAGTGTTTTAAACGAGTTATTGCAATACACTCAACCGAAACTTAAAGCAGTAGAAGTAAAAACAAAAGTTGAGTTAGATGACGATCAGATAGAACAGCGACTCGCTGAATTAATGCATAAAGCCAATGAGTCAATTCAGTAATTTATCTTCTGATGAGAAAAAAGAATTACTAGATTTATTACAAGCAAAAAAGAAAAAGCGAGATGAGAATCAACTCGCATACTACAAACCTTACCCGGTACAAAGAAAGTTTCACAACTCAACAAGTCGTGAGCGAATCTTCCAAGCAGGGAATCAAATTGGAAAAACTTTTTGTTCTGCAAATGAAATCTCATATCACTTAACCGGACTATATCCGAAGTGGTGGATTGGTAGAAAGTTCGATGCCCCTACTGTGGGTTGGGCAAGTGGAGTAACCGCAGAGTCTACCCGAGATACGATGCAAAGATTATTACTAGGAAGAACTGGTTCAATGGGAACTGGTTCTATTCCTGCGAAATTAATTGAGAGTGTATCAAGTGGTAGGGGAGTTGCAGATAGTGTTGATACGGTAATGGTGCGACATAAAGGTGGTGGACTTAGTCAGCTAAGTTTTAAATCTTATGAAAGAGGAAGAAGTAAATGGCAGGGAGAAACTCTGCACTTTGTCGCATTCGATGAAGAACCCCCACTCGATATTTATACAGAGGGGTTAACAAGAACCAATGCTACTGAAGGAATTGTTTGGATTACCTTTACACCCTTATTAGGAATGTCTTCAGTAGTAAAAAGATTTTTAGTTGATAAACCACCAAACACAGATGTAATTACAGCAACCATTGATGATGCCGAGCATTATACGAAAAAGCAAAAAGAAGACATCATCCAGTCATACCCTGAGCATGAAAGAGATGCTCGTGCAAAAGGTTTACCTGCATTAGGTAGTGGAAAAGTTTTCCCGGTTGCTGAATCGATGATAAAGATTGAACCCTTCCCGTTACCAAACCATTGGTCAAGAATTGTTGGTTTGGATTTTGGATGGGATCATCCGACAGCAGCTGTGTGGATGGCATGGAACAGAGACTCAGATACGATTTATGTGTATGACACTTATCGTGTGAGAAAGGAAAGTGTAGCCGTTCATTCAGCTGCACTCAGAGCGAAAGGCGAATGGATACCCATTGCATTTCCGCATGACGGATTGCAGCACGATAAAGGCTCAGGTGTTCAACTTGCAAAGCAGTATAAAGATCAAGGTTTGAATATGTTGAACGAAAGAGCGAAGTTTGAAGATGGTAGTTCAGGAGTTGAAGCTGGACTTAGTGAAATGCTAACTAGGATGCAAACTGGAAGATTCAGAGTGTTTAGTCATTTAAGTGACTGGTTTGAAGAATTCCATATGTACCATCGCAAAAATGGATTGGTCGTAAAACTCAATGACGATCTTTTAGCAGCTACCCGATATGCCGTGATGATGAAAAGAAAAGCAAAGAATCACGAAGAAATAAATTTTGGTGCGAAATCAAACAATCATTTTCCAGTTGTTAAGTTCGATGTTATCGATCCTGTAACTGGTTATTAAGGAAAGTACGAATGGCAGAAGAACTTACCGAAGAACAAATAAAAGAAGAGCAAGAAAAGATAGAAGAAAAACTTCAAGTATTTGGTTCTACTCTTGGTAAGCAACGTGATGAGTGGGTTCGATCTCGATATAGTATTGGTGTCGATAAGAGATGGTTAGAAGATGAGGATCAATACAATGGTAAAGATCCCGGTGCAAGAATGGCTTCTCAAATGATGACAAGTGTACAAGAGGGTTATCCAGTTACATCAAAAGATGCAAAGCCACATCGCTCAACTGTCTTTATAGGAATGACCAGGCAAAAGACTAACGCGGCTGAAGCCAGAGTTGCAGATATATTATTGCCTACCGATGATCGGAACTGGGGAATCGATCCAACACCCGATCCAAAGTTAATGGATATGGCAACATCCGAGACAATGGCAATGGATGAGATGGGTCAGCAAATGGTAGACCCACAAACGCAACAACCAGTCAAACATAGTGATGTTGCAAAAACTGTTATGGAAGAAGCTAAGAAAAAAGCTAGAGCCATGCAGACAATTATTACTGATCAATTAGTCGAGTGTGATTATTTAGCTGAGTTAAGAAAAGTAATTCACGACTCTGCAGTTCTTGGAACTGGAATTGTAAAAGGTCCTATCGTTACAAACAAAATGAGAAAAGCTTGGCAACCTTATACCGATGGATTCGGAGAAACAGTTCATCAGTTTATCTACATGGAAGAATTAAATCCAAGTAGTTTTAGAGTTGACCCTAGAAATGTTTGGGCTGATCCTGCTTGTGGAGAAAACATTCACGATGGTAAAGGAATTTTCGAGAGACAAGTAATGACTCCGAAACAGGTCCGAGAATTAAAAAAGCAACCGGGCTACATGAAAGAGCAATTGCGTAGAGTTTTGGAAGAGGGTCCTAAGAGATCCGCAACCATGGAAGAGATGAGAGATGAAACAGATCGTGATTACGCAAATCAAGTTTTTGAATGTTGGGAGTATTGGGGAGAGATCGATTCCGAGGATTTAAAAAACTCAGGTGTTGAATTTGATGATGAAGATGATGTACTAGAAAGCTATAGTGCCTGCGTGGTAATGATCAATAATACTGTCGTTAAGGTTTATTTGAACCCTCTCGATAGTGGAGAGTTGCCATATGACTTTTATATCTGGGAAAAAGTCTCGGGTAGTTGTTGGGGATATGGCATTCCTTATTTAATGCGTAGTCAACAAAAAGTTTTAAATGCTTCTTGGAGAATGTTGATGGACAACCAAGGAGTAAGTAGTGGTCCACAAATTGTTGTTAAGCCAAGTGTTGTAACACCAGCTGATAAGCAATGGCAATTGTCTGCTAGAAAACTTTGGTTTGCCACAGATGATGTTTCAAATGTAAGAGATGCATTTACTGCCTTTGAATTTAATTCCCATCAGAATGAATTGAGTGGAATTATCAAAATGGCAAATGAATTAGCAGATCAGGAAACTGGTGTGCCGATGATGTTGCAAGGAAGTCAGGGTGGTAATACACCAGATACAGTTGGTGGAATGCAGTTGCTAATGAATAACACCAACGTAGTTTTGCGAAGATTAGTCAAGCAATTCGATGACATGGTAACTAAGCCACATATCAGACGTTACTACGATTACAACATGGCTTTTAATGAGAACGAAGATGTTAAGGGAGACTTTAATGTCATGGCACGAGGGTCAAGTGCATTGCTTGTCAGAGACGTACAAAACCAAAGCATATTAAATTTATTGGCAGCAGGTGCGAATCCCGTATATGGAATGTACTTAGATTCTCAAAAGTTATTTGAGAGAGCATTGCAGGCTCAACACATAGATCCGAAAGAAGTCTTTAAGTCAGAAGCTGAGATCGAACAGATTAAACAAAACAATAAACTCAAGGCTCAACAAGGTCAACCTGCTGATCCAAGAGTTCAAGCTGCTCAGATCAGAGCGCAAACAGACATGATGAAAGTTCAGGCACAAAACCAAGGAGACTTACAAGAGTTACAGCAACGTGCTGAGATTCAACAAAGTAATGCTGAGTTGAAGATGCAAGAGTTAGCTATGGAGCGTGAGATTGAAATGCTGAAGATGGCAAATAATAACAACGTCAGTCTTGAGCAGATTAAAGCTAAGTTGGCTGAAACTGCAATGCGTGAACGAGGGAAGAAAGAATTGTTTGCAGCCGAGCAAGAATTAAAACTTAAAACAGGATCGGGGATTTAATATGAGTTGGTGGAATGCACAAGCTACGTTGAATGCAAACATAGGGAAAACACAACCTGAAGTAAAACAAGATATGGGTGTTGGCACTGGTTCAACCTACATTGACCCAAATGGTCCAATTGGTCGGGCAATAGCGAATGCACCAAAGCCACCATCAAATAATAGTAGTAGTCCTGCAGTAAATTTAAATCCATTAAGGTTTTCTGACCCTGGTGGAGATAATCCAAACAATGTTATTACTCAGGAAAGTTTACCGATAATACAGCAAGAACAACCTGAAGTTTATAAAGCAATCACTTCTCAACCACAACAGGAAGTTAGTCAGTCAGTAATTTCTGAAGACTCAAAGTACAAAGGTACTATTGGAGATACTCTAAACCAAAGTTCGCAATACTATGCAGATAACAATCCGGGTGCGCAAAATTATGAAGAGTATTCACAAGATCAAGCTGATCAAGCAATAGTAACTAGTGAGGATAGTAGTCAAGGAAATTCAGAAGAGTCAGAGTCATCTGTTTTTTCTGATCCTGAATATCAAAAACTACTTGAGAGAGTAGATGAATTAGAGAAACAAGCTGCTGCGAATAATGCAATTGAATCTACAGTTTCAAAAGGAACTACAAGTAGCGCACGAAGTTATGGTGGATTAATTGATTCTGTTATCTCAAGTAATTCATTACTAACTGGTGGGGGAAGTATGAAAATTGGTGGGCAAGTATATGGACCAGATGGCTCGACTTATCCGAGTGTGACCGATGCAATTCAGGCAGGTGTTTATAACTACACTTACTTTCCAATTTCAACTGGTGTGAAACAAGAAAA